CCCGTCTTTGTCTGGGTAAGTGTCTGGGTGCAAGGAGTCTTCGCCGGTAGTTAGGTCGATAATTTTGCCTAGCCAGCCTTCCGGGAGCTCCGGGTATTCCGAGTTGATAATCCAGTAGCGGAACTCTCGGACAATTTCAGGGGATTGGCACCAGCACGAACCGGGGGGGTCGACTTTCCCGATTCGGATTCCGTGCGTTGCAATTCCATAAGGGCATGCTCAACGACCGATGAAAATGTGGCTTTCGCCCAAGGGGTATTTTCCTTGGTTTCATCCATTTTATTTTGCACCCATTCGTGCAGCTCTATCGGGAGCGAGACGTTCTGAGTTTTGATTGTTTTCATGAAAACACGATAGCATTGTTGTCAATAATAGCAAATCTGTGAAATTTATTTTGCCCAGCAGGCCTAGCATTCATGCGGATGTCAACTAAAAAATAAAACCTCTGCATGGGGTGTTTTGCTAATTGCATTGCCAATAATGGCAAGATTGGCAATGTTGCTGGCATGAGCAAAACGAAGTTCAAAGCGGTCAACATCAGCCTGCCTCCTGAGGTATGGGCTTACGTTGAAAAGCGCGCCGAAAATAATGGAATGAGAATCCCTGTGAGCAGGGTCATCTCACAAGCAATCAGTCAACTTGCAGCTAAGGAACGGAGGGCCTCGAAATGAAGCCCGGCTATCTCAAACCAAAGGAGGCGGCTGAATACCTCAGTGTCTCGGTTTCAACTCTCTATTCGCTGAAAGGCGAGGGGGTCGTAAAGTTTTACAAGTTGGGCGGGTCAATCTTGCTCAAGGTATCGGAACTCGACGAGGCCGTCGAAAAGGGGGCACAGAAATGATCGACCTCCACGACCCCTCCGCCGTATGCCGATCCCTCGGCTATTTTCTGGATTTTCTCACCATGACCGTGCCTGTCCTATCGCTGGCACTCATCGCTCGGAGGATCGCACGATGAGCGTCACGATCACATGGATTCCGGCAACGACTCCACCGGACGACGGAGAGACCGTCATCATCCACACACTCGGCGGCGAGGTCTGGACAGGCTTTCTCGACGGCAAAGTCTGGCGCAATGTATCAGGCGCACGAATTCACGACGAGGAGCCGGTATTGCACTGGCAGCCGCTCCCACTCCCACCGGAGGACGCAGAATGAGCAAGCCAGACTGGACCAAGATAGAGGAAGCCCGAGACCGAGCCGAAGCGCTCCCCGAGTGCGATTGGACCACGGAGACACCAGAGACCGAGGCCGCGGTGAAAGCGTCCGGCTCAACATTCGGAGTCCCACTTCGCGAGTGCAGCCGCCGCCTCGAGCGCCAACGCAACGGCCTTTACCAACTCCTCAACCGGAGGGCCGGACAATGAGAAGCCTTTATTACTGCGAGGCAAACGGGGTTTTCGGGCGGTTCGGGGATTACGTATGGGCCTCATCCCGCATGGATGCCGAGCTTGAATTTCTCAACAAACACCACGCAAGGCCGACCTCAACCCGGCTCGAAAGGAAAGCAAAACCATGAGCGACACCACCGCCCTTATCTCAGCCTTCCTCGTGATGGCGAGCCTCTACACCACTTTTCACCTCGGGATCGAGTGCGAACGCGAGCGCATCCGCAAAGCCAGACGCCGCCGGTTCGAGGAAGACCAGGAGAAATGAAACTCCTCATTCTCTCAGGCTTCATTATCGCCCTGATCTTCACCGCCTACTTCGTGTGGTTGATCTCCGACGAAGACCAAGACTGATTTCCCCCCAAGTAAATCCCCACAAACAACAGAAAAAACAAGAAACATGAAAATACTAAAAGGCAAACAAGCACGACCACAACGGGTGGTCATCTACGGCGTCGAAAGCGTTGGTAAAACGACTTTCGCCAGCAAATTCCCGAACCCTCTATTCTTGGACATTGAGGGCGGATCGAACCACCTCGACATTGATCGCGTAGCCATATCGACGTGGAAAGAACTCGGCGAATGTATCAGCGAAGCCGGGCGCACGGACTACCAAACGGTCGTCATCGATTCCGCGGATTGGGCGGAACGGTTGGCCGTTGAAGACCTACTCGCCACCAACAAGAAAACCTCGGTAGAGGATTTCGGGTTCGGCAAAGGATGGGTGATGGCAGCGGAGAAAATGAGCCGGTTCTTGACCGCCTTGGATGCTCTCATAGATGCCGGTAAGCATGTCGTGGTATTGGCCCACAGCAAGGTGCAGCGCACCGAGCCACCGGACATCCTCGCCGCATACGACCGCTACGAGCTCAAGCTCTCGAAACAATCCTCTCCGCTCGTCAAGGAATGGGCCGACGAGCTTTGGTTTTTCCGATTCAAAACAAAAGCCGTCACCAACGATGGCGGGAAGGCCAAAGGCATCGGCGGAAAGGAACGGGTCATCTACACAACGCACTCGGCAGCATACGACGCGAAGACACGCTCCGGACTCGCTGAAGAACTCCCTATGGAATGGTGCGCGGTGTCTCACCTATTCCAGCCGGCATCGAAACCCAAGCCCGCGCCTGCGGTGGAGATCATCGGGCGCGAGTCGGTTGCGATCCTAGAAGAAAACGAGGAACTGGTGAATCTCTTTCTCCTGGGGAACGGATCAATCACCGAGGGGCAGACGTGGCGTGACGCCTCTCCAAAGCTCCGCGAGCAGATCGTGGCACGTCCAGATGCGCTAATCGCCAAGGCAAGGAAGCAAATGGAGGTGCCAGCGTGAGCAGTTTAACCACAGAGGACACAGAGGGCACGGAGTTAAAAAGCAAACAAGGCCAAGTATGGACTGAGGATTCTGGAATCACATTAACGGATTGGATTCTTAAAGGGGGGGCTCTTCAAAGCGGTTGCTATCCATACAACAAACTTATTCTTAGCAGGATAAATGAAGGTGGAACAATGATTATAGGGGAAGAGGAGGGTGGAAAATGATCAAAGAAATCTCCCCATCATCCCTGCCAAAGTTGGCAGAGTGCGCGCTCTTCACGGGCGCGCCGGGTGCCAGCGCAGCGGCAGAACGTGGCACGCTCCTAGACCGTGCCTTGCGCGAGCTTTTCATCGATGACCCGACGACCTTCGACACCTTGAGCGCCGAAGACAAACGGGCCGTCGAATGGGGCGCGAATGAACTCCGAGTGCTGTCCGGCGGATACCATATTGAGACCCGCGAAGAATACTTAGGAATGGAAGTGCCGGGGCTTTCAAAGCCAGGCACAGCCGATGCGGTATGTGTGCGGGCCAAGTGGGTGGCAGACATCAAGACAGGCCAAGTCCGCAACTACCGCCAGCAACTCGCCGCCTATGCGCTCGCCTGTATGCAAGAGCACTTCACAGACTCATGGACAGCTCATGTCGTCTATATCGACCAACGCCTTCGCCGCACCTACGACTTCACCCGCGAACAGGCCGAGGCCACGGTCAGCAACCTTATCAGCGAAGCCTCAAGCCGCACAGCCGAGCCGACGCCAAACGAATACTGCGGGTGGTGTGCAAATGCAGACGGGTGCCGTGCTCTCGTTCGTCAATCCTCCGAGGCATTGGCGCTCGTTCAGTCCGAGACATCCCTAACGGAGATCCGAGACCAGATCCTATCCAATCCGGTCAGCCTCTCAGCCTTCGCCGCAAACTGGAAGCTCGCAGAAAAGCAGATCGCCGAACCGATCCTCGACGCTCTCAAGGAACGCCTCGGAGCGGGCGAGGACATACCAGGGTGGAAAGTCACCACCGGCGTTGGTCGTCAATTCGTAGAGGCCGACACCATAGCCAAGGCCGCAACCAATGTTTCCAAGGAAACGCTCATCCTCGCACTAGGCGGAAAGATGAGCGCCGATAAATTTCGCCAGTTTTGCGTCGAGTCCGGCGCCGAAGTGGACGAATCCGCGGTGCGGTCAGGGGCACCCATAACCACCCTGCGCCAAATCAAAACAAAGAAATAATATGCCTACATACACACAATCAGAACCGCGCGAGACCTATTTCGTCGAACCGGGCAAATACCAAGTCGAAATCACCAACGGCGTCGAAAAGATCAGTCAGGCCGGCAACCCCATGATCAAGCTCACCTGCCGCGTCAAGCTCCCAGACGGCACAAACGGGCCGGAAATCTCGGAGCACCTGACATTTACCGCCAAAGCGGCATGGAAGATTGACCAAGTGCGCCAAGCACTAGGTCAGGCCGTAGTGCCAGGCGAAGACCTCACCATCGAAGCCGAGGATTTCGTCGGCATGTCGGCATGGGTGGTCTTAGGCGAAGAGCCCGGAAGCACAAACCCAAATACTCGATTCAACATCATCGAGCGATGGGTTGAAGCCAAGCAAGCCACGAAGAAACCGACCAAGGCAACAACCCAAAAAGACGACGACGGCGACGAAATCCCGTTCTGAGTATTTCCTCGCTGAATAAGCAGGGGATCAAGGGGGGCCGCGCAATCCCAAAAAACGCGGATTTTTTAGAAAAAATATAATATGATACCAATCAAAATAGTTATCGATGAGGAGTTTCAAAAACTCATAAGGCCACTCTCAAAGGATGAGAGAAAAGAACTGAAAGAAAGCCTGTCAAGTTGCGGGCTTTTGATGCCGCTCGTTGTTTGGAACACCGAGGGGAAAACGATACTTGTTGATGGACACAACCGCCTTTCGTTGTGGAAGGAGTTTGATGGGTTCAATGAAGAATATGAGTTTAAGACCCAAGAGCTGCGGTTTGGAAACCGAGACGATGTAAAAGAGTGGATCATCAAGAACCAACTAGGCCGCCGCAACCTCTCGCCGAAAGATTTCACCCTTCTTGTCGGTCAGCTTTATAATCAGCGGAAGAAGGCGCTTGGCGGGACAGGTGCAAATCAGCACACGCAAAAGGATCAAATTGATCCCTCTGCTAATTCCACAGCAGCCGCAGTCGCATCCGAAACAGGCGTTTCGCCTGCTACCGTTAAGAGAGCCGGGAAACTGGCCACAGCAGTAGAGGTCATTCAAGCAGCAGAACCAGAGCTACCAAGGGAGGAAGTGATAGCAAAGGCAACCAAGCCTGTCGCTAAACCGAAACCAAAACTTTCATTGGAGGAAACACTTTCCAAAAGATGGAAGAGCTTCATCAAGGACATCGCCGTCACAGATCACACCGACGTGCGCTTGTGGCTCACAGCAAAGCTCAAGGAGGCCGCACTATGAACAACGCACGCGAATTAAAAATAAATGTGGGCAGCACGCTTGTGCGCCTAAGAAATCAAAACTTTAAACTGCAATCGGCATTATTGGAACTAATCGACAACTCGATTGATGCCGGAGCAAAGAATGTCCGCATACATGAAGCCGACAACGCCTTGTTTATCGAAGACGATGGGAATGGATTTGAAGACATCTTCCAAGCTTTCGACATAGGAGAAAGCCGAAAGGTCGGGCAGATCGGGCGCTACGGAGTCGGTCTTAAAGACGCCTCAGTAAAGTATTCGCGCAAAACAACGATCAGCAGCAAGGGGAAAAGTGCATCTTGTGATTGGGATGCTGCAATCGAATTCGGAACCGCAGAAATCGTCCCGGAAAAATGTTTCATTGATAGCACGGTTATAGTTTGGTGGGATTTTGGCCGTCTTTACAGATCGCCTATTCTCACGCAGGAGATCCGTCGGTGCTATGCGCTAGCTCTTGCTCGAAACCTTAACATCGAGGTCAACGGGGTTAAGTTGCTACCGACAGAACAGCCGATCTTCATTGAAAGCATCGATGAGAGTTTTGAATATGAAGACAAGCGGGTTCGATTGACGGGCGGGATTTTTAACCCGAACGACGAAAACCGCAAAAGCTGGGCTGGATACAACCTCTATTACCAAGGTCGACTAATCGGGCCTGGCCGAATCATGAATGCCGGCATGGGTGACAAGTCATGCTCAAACTTCTCATTTGTTGTGGAGTTAGAGGACGGGGATGCGCGATGGGTGCTGGCAACAAATAAAGACTCGGTGGACGGATCCGATGCGTTGCTGGACTACATATTCCACACATACACCCGACCGTTGCTAAAGAAGGCCGAGGCTCAAACTATTGATGTTGCTCTTAGGGAGGTAATTGATGCAGTAGAATCGACCTGTTCCGTTCGTGGAAATATCACACGCGGTCAACGAGTAAACACGGATACAAGGGGAGAAATCCAGAAGCAAGGAAGGCCGAAGCAAAACACATTTTCCGCAGACGGGGAGGGACATTACTCAGGCGGTCATTTTGGAAAAATAAACGATGGAGGATTGCGCCTTCAGTTTGTTGATTTGAAGGGGGGAACGCTTGGGGAAGTTGAAATGCAAGCAAGGTTGCTGGTGAGCCTCAACAAGCTCAACCCATTCATCGCAGAAAACATTTCCAACATCGCCGTCATGAAGGCCGTGGCGGTGATGGTTTATGCCATGCATCGGTGCGCTCCTGATAATTTATGGACTAAGAGTAATATTGATTCTGCGCTGCAAATCGCAGGGCAAAACTTAACCAAGTGAGGCCATCAATCACCCTCCGCCTAGCCATTTGCGCGAACGATTGCCCAGTCGGGCCGCGCCTCGAGCGTGGCGTCCCATTGCCCCCCTACCGGCACACATACGCCCTCGAGGACAAGGCACAGGCGGAGGCGGATCTCGAACTCGTCCGCGATTACGTCCAGCGGAACCATTTAAACAACAAAAAGAAGAAATGATCTTATCACCCGATTTTCCAGACCACTACAAAACCAAGATCCTGCTCAAGATGGCAGGCCACGCCGGCGTCTTCTCTCTCATCAAACTCTGGGCGCAATGCCAATTCAGGCGCACAGAACGAATCGAAAAGCCAGCCGAGATCGTGGCCGCGATTGCCGACTGGGAAGGTGACCCGATGGCATTTGAGCAGGCACTTATCAAAGCCGGATTTGCTCACCGCGAAGGCGGCGAATTTGTCCTTCACCAATGGGCGGAACACAACAAGCGAATCCTCAATTCTTGGGACAACGGATCAAAGGGTGGACGCCCAAAAGAAGAAGCTCCGAAACCCAAAAAGCTCAAACTTTAGACCCTATGAAAAATAACCCAACGATAACCCAACCGAAACCCAACGATAACCCACGGGTAACCCAACCGAACCCAACGTGGCCTAGATAGATAGATAGAATATCTATTCTATCGAATAGATAGCTGCGCTCTGGCTGACGCCAGCGCAGCTCAGACGGAAACCACCAAAACCATGAACCTCCGAAAAACCGATTTTTACCCTGCCACGACCCAGACGCAGACCGTCCC